AAGGAGTCCAAGACGCTGGATTTTTCTCACGCCTGCAAAGGCATGATCAGCCACGTTGTCATTGGAAACGTACCAAGTTACACCAAGATATTTAACCTGGGGCGCAAGGCCGTTTTTCAACGCGTCATCTGCTGACGCAAAACCATTCAATTTTGTTACTTCACATTGCTTAATTGAGAATTTTTGTGTGCTTTTGGAGATTTTCTTTCATCCATAAAGGTTGGAGATTTGTGTAGTGCCACGCCCTTTTTCGCTCCTTAGAGTTCTTCAAATTAAAGCTAGAAAGGGGTCTAAAATGGTCAATATGCCACCCATAGAAGCCGTAATTATTCCAAGTCATATCTGGCTTAAATTGTTTTTCAAGATGTATTTTTAACTCCTTGAATGTACAGCCAAGCAGTTTTTCTGTTTTTTCCGAACCCCACCCTCTTTTAGCAAAATCATTCATACGACTTCTTATAGTCGCGGCTATCTTTTCGTAAGGCCTCTGTCTCCGTCTCTCATAAATCCGCTTAGCATTTTTTCTACCCCATTCTCGCATTTGATTTCTATGAGATTCGGCATATTTTGGGTTATCTTTTCGCCACTTTTTATCATAAGCTCGGTGGTATTCTCTGTACTTTTTTACCCATTCTGGATTTTGCCTCATCTTCCTATACATCTCCCTTTGTTTTTCTTTTTGTTGTTTATCCATGCCTCTATTTTAGCATGAGCAAACATACTTTTCAACTCCTCAATTAAGTTTTCAATGTGCGGAGATACCGCTTCGGATATCTCTCATGGGCTTCTTTTGTTATACCCATGTTCAGACTGTTGTATAGCGCATTTTTGCGCTTCCTTTCGCTCAGTCGTTGTTGCCGGTATTCGCTTTATGCGAAGGAACCTTGCAAGGCGTTGCCCACTTCTGGATTTTCGCCGTATATCAGAAAGGATTTAACCAGGCCTAATAGTTTTGAAAAAGCCTGAGCAAAAGCCTCCACGAACTGAAAACTTGTAGGATGTAACACAACCCCGACTCCGTTTCTTGCCATCAAATTAGCTCCATTTTGTGTCCTGATCACAGTCCTAATAAGGCGTGCCAGGTCGTCAATGTTGGAAGCTGATGCGGCAAGAGCGACATCGGTGTTGTCAGTCCAAGCTCCACCTGATCCTCCGATATTTCTCCAGCTTGCGTGTTGTCCCAAAACTTCAATTTCGATTCGCTCTCCAATCCGCTCTCCCGCGCGGCCAAAGATTTCTTTTTCAGTCGTCCATGGAGATTGGGAAAGATCACCAAAGTCAAAGTAAGTGGTAACATGATGGCTGGTAGAGATCGTAAGGGTGTCTGCGACTTCCGCGACATCTGTCGGATCAAACGCGGTTCCACGGGTCAGAGTGCCTGTTGCCGCCCAATCACCGGTAGTAGAAATGGACTGCGAGGTAATAACACGAGTATTGCTCATGGTTACCTTGCACATTTCTTTCCAGTTTTGGGGACGGGCTAAACGCTCTTGCATGTCCCGCTCAAAAAGAGTTTCATAAGTTACTGTATTTGCCAAGATTATCTGTCTGTGTTATGACCTATCTTCTCCTAAAATAGAGAAAACATACCATAAACAGATATTTAGTTTTTAGAGAACCAGACAAATGGCTATGATCGACTACTTAGAGTTGTAGAACTTCAATGCTTCAGAATTACCAGGTTCATTTTCCGCCAATTTCTCCAGTATTTTAGAATAAAGCTCCTTGGGGGTTTCGTCCGAAAACAATAATTTCCCGTCCGGCCCCTTGGTGGCTTTAGCAATCCAGTAATCAGGAGTGTTCTTAACTCCCGATTCGCCGTGTTCTCCTTTTATGTCAGAGGTGGCCGCCAGATTCGCTTTAGCGGTTTTCAACTCTCCTAGTTCTTTCTGAAAGATAGGGTTACTGATTATGTCATCAGCTTCCCGATTGGTGTCCGTCTTCCATTTGTTAAAAAGTTCTTCTTGCTCACCGGCCTCGATATTGGCCATTTTCTTGGCCATTTTATCCAGCCGTTCCAATAGCTTATCGTCTGATTTTTTCGGCTCTTTGGGTTCAGGCTGTTTAGGTTCAGACTTTTCTTTTATATTAACTTTTATCCATTTACCATCTTCATTCTGTTCAAAGCCCTCTGCCCTTTTAGTACGGGCAAACAAATGCCGATTATTTTCCCGTAACTTTTTCAGTTCTGATTGTAAACTTTCTACATCATCGCTGATATTCTCGTTTTCAGAGGCGAGTAACTCGTTATCATTTTCCATAATTTAAGTGATATGGACGGTCACAGAATTTCTAGAATTAAGTGTCCTAGTCCACTGATTAACTAATAATTTATTAACTCCGTATGTATCTGTTTAAATTTATTGAGCGTTATTAACTATACGAACTTGGGCTTTACAAAACCCGTCTCCAATTACATCCGTGCTTACTCCAGCATCTGCGATACTATCCGGTCTTTTAACTCCCAAAACCAAGTAACGATTGGGGCCAAAAACGTTTTTAGTGTTCATGCCGGTAGTGGTTGCACGATAACTTAACTCACCCAATACATCGGCAGCCACATTAGCAGTTATTAAGTTTGTTGAAGATGTGGCGGTTAATTGAGTTGCGTTGCCCGATCCTGCTGAATTATCCAAATGAAGATCAACTGCAACCGTGGTAGCCGTGGTAATCTGCCCGTCCCAAGTTATAAGGGTTGTAGTTGCGGGCGGAAGCCGGAAAGAACACAGGGTTGAAGTCGCGTTGGCGAACGTGCCGCTATAATAATAATCTCTGACTTCATTTATGGCTAAATAGGGCGAACTTATCTCCGGGCCGGAAAATGCCCCCATTCTTTCAGCTATTCTTTCAGATACTCTTTCAGCTATTCTTTCAACTTCAACTATTGATGGCTCCGAGGTAAATAAAGACAATCCCAGAGCCACTACCACTACAGAAATTCCTAACGAAACTAATATATGTTTTAGCATATTTATTTCTTTTTACCTCTTACTGCGACCTTTAATGGCTCTGTCGGAGCCGACTTTTTTGTTGCTAATTCTAATTTTTCCGCTTCTACTTGCTTGTCCCGCAATGAAGGCATGCGGGCTGATTCTAAAGTTGACATAAATTTATTTATTTTATCTCCCTCGACTAAGAGGAGTTTATCTAAATTCTATTAAACCCACCGTTGAAGATGGAACCGTCGCGCTTACTTCATAGGCATATGCCCTCACCTGTCCGCATCCATAAATCTCCGAATCATAGGCAACCGTAGTGGACGCTGCCTGCACATGACCCACTACAGCCGTAGGCGTAGTGCTTCCGAAAGAAAGCATAATTGCCCTGCCGGTGGTGCTTATAACCCGCGCAGTGCAATCAAACGTTGTATTGAATATGGTTTCTGCCGAGGTTGAACCTATCCTCGTTTCAGAAGATGAAGATACGGTGCTATATAGTCCGGGCGTAGCCCCGCCAAAACTTAATTCCGGTATCTGCTTGATAGCCAAAAGCGCAACCAATACCGACAATGTGGCCACCAATGATGTTAAAATTATCTGTAATTTATACATAGTTTTTTTTACTTTTGACCTACGACCTTTACACTAAATTGTCTTCTGCTGTTTTTTTCTGTTCATCCAACCTCATTACGCTTAATTCATAAAATGCTCTGGTGATTTTTTTAATTGCCTCACTGGATGCCGGCTCACTGACACAGACATTCAAAAACAGCTTCTTCAGGGCAAATACGGCAGATGTATCCAAGTTTAGGCGTTGTAATCTCATCCTTTCCTCGTTTGTGAGTTCGAACAGTGTCATAAAAAATCCGACTGAGACAGCCGGATAATGTTCTGATGCAGAGCCACTACGCAACTACATCAGGACATCGTACGGTTGTCCCGATAGTAGTGGCTTTTTAATTTTTTATATGAACAACATACAAACTTTACTTAAATGAATTTCCCTTGTGGTGGGACTTCCTTGACTGAAAAGACGATGGGCGGTTATCCCGTTTATAATCCTATCGGTTTTCTTATCCCCATGTTCTATCGAGAGAACACTCGTAACTTTTGCCCCGCCCGAAACCTTAATTCCTCTTATGGCTTCTTCAATGGTCGCGCCCTCGGATTTATAAACCCTCCCCAATGATTTTAGGGTGGCTTTATAGTTAATTTCTTGAAGCCTAAACGGAACATTAGTGGGTACTCCTCCTTTTATTTTCTTTATTCCTTTTTTCATATTATTCTGGTGGTAACCTGATTCCCATAATTTCTGCCTCACCTCGATTTATGTAGTTGGTTACTTCTATGCCTTGCTTCATCTCTTTCCATGAATAAAGTTGCTCTCTGACTTTAGGTTCGTAATGTTTGGGCTGCGCGTCTAACTTTGCACAAAGTTCTTTATGAGTCGCCTCGCAAAGAGAGCAACGCTGGAACTCCTCGGCGACTTCGGTTTTTTCGCACTTATAACAATTAACCATGGGTTTTTATTTGGCAAAATAATTAGTCCAATAGGCTCTATCACGATTTATTTTTACATTACATCTCAAACATAACGTATTAAGGTTTTGTTCTGTGCAGTTCTTTTTATCGAAGTCTATATGATTAACACACAATACCCTGTTTAATTCTTCTAACTCCTCTCTTTCCGTTCTACCGCATAAACAACAAATAAAATTATCTCGTGTTCTTATATTTAACTTCAACTTCTCATTAAAATAACGTGGATAAGGGTTGGCTGATATTCCACCCTTCCAGTTCCAATTATTTTTACCAACTTGTATTGGAGGATGATGTCCATTCTTTATTAAGGCTAAGCTTATTTTCTTTTTTGATTCTTCTGTTTGTGGATGTTTCTTTCCCAACCAATATCTTTCAACCTGGATACATCTCCAACTCTTTTCAATTCAACATCAGATCTGGTTTCCGGGATCATATTTAATTTCAATTCTGTATTCGTTACGGTTTCAATACATTCGATTAGCTCGGTTAACGTTACCCCTTCCATTGTAGAAACATTGAATATATCTTTGTTAGAGTTGAACGTGGTAAGAATAATTGCATTGACCACATCACTCAC